CAGTATCATTATATCTTAGAGCAGCATCTGGTTCTTTGCCACCAGAGTCTGTAACATATTTGGGTATCCCACTAACAAATGATCAAGTAGATTTGAATTTTAGTAATTTAAAAATTGCTGCTGATGCATATGTTGCGGCAGATGTACTTATCAAACTCAAAACAGTGGATGGTCCTGGATCTGGGTTGAATGCAGACTTATTAGATGATATGAATACATCTACAATATCTGCCCCAGATACTATTGTGGCGCGGGATAGTGGAGGTAATTTTTCAGCAAATGTTATAACTGCCACATCATTTATTGGGGCGATAGGAACAATAGGATCTCCAACAACATTGATTGGTAATGTTACTGGCAATGTTTCTGGATCTGCCGGAACTGTTGCGTTTGGTGGATTGACTGGTACACCTACAATCTGGAATCAAAATACAACTGGCACTGCCGCAGGTCTATCTATCACTCTGGCAGTGGCATCTGGTGGTACTGGTGGAACTACTGCCACGCAAGCAAGGGCAAATCTATCGGCTGCAATTAGTGGAACAAATGGTGATATTACTCAATTGACTGGGTTACTCACACCATTGTCAGTTCTTCAGGGTGGAACTGGTGTCAATTCTAAGACGGGTACCGGAAGTGTTGTGTTAAGTATCTCACCAACCTTGGTTACACCTGCCCTTGGAATTCCAGTATCCGGTGATTTCAGTGCTGGTACCTTCACCTGGCCAATATTCAACCAGAACACTTCTGGATCTGCTGCGGTACTGGTCACCACAAATAGTTATCAGATAAGATCTCTTGGGGTCGGTACACCGGCATCTGGAGTGACAGGTGACATTCGTGCCACAAATAATGTGACAGCATATTACTCCGATCTTAGATTGAAGGATGTGTTGGGCAATATCAAAAATCCATTGGAAGCAGTGATGTCTCTAAATGGAGTTGTATACAAAGGTAATGAAGTTGCCCGTGAATATGGATATACTTCAGACACTGAACAGGTTGGACTGATAGCACAAGAAGTACAGAAAGTACTGCCACAAGTTGTTGTTCCGGCGCCATTTGATATAGCACAGGCAGAGGACGGCAGTGAATATAGTAAGTCCGGTGAGAATTACTTGACAATTCAATATGAGAAACTGATTCCATTATTGATCGAGGCAATCAAGGAGCAACAAGTTCAAATACTTGAACTACAAAAAGCAGGTAAATAATAGATACATTCAAAATTATTGGTATTTCAGGGTTCTGAAACATTATTTATTATAAATAATGTTATGTATCAAAATTGTAAATTGTATCATCAAATATGTTGTAATTTTTGGAGAATAATATGTCAAGTGTAGTCATTTCAGGGGATGTTTCAGGTACTGTTACGTTACAAGCTCAACCCAATGCAGGCGCAACTGTATTAACCCTACCTACAGCTAGTGGTACTGTACTTACAAATACAGAGGCAACTGGCACTGGTGCCGTTGTATTTGCTACCAGTCCAACATTGGTAAATCCAACGTTGGGTACTCCTGCTTCTGGTGATCTAACAAATTGTGTGTTCCCAACACTTAATCAGAACACTTCTGGATCTGCTGGTATTTTGGTAACTACTGCCAACTACCAAGTTAATTCTTTCGGTGTTGGCACTGCTCCATCTGCAGTTGCTGGTGAAATTCGCGCCACAAACAACATTACAGCATTCTATTCTGATGCTAGATTGAAAGATGTTATTTGCAATATCAAGAATCCATTGGAAGCAGTTAAATCATTGGACGGTGTTATATACAAGGGCAACGAGGTTGCTAAACAATATGGTTACACGTCAGATGAAGAACAAGTCGGCATATTATCTCAACAAATCCAAAAAGTTTTACCTCAAATAGTAACTCCTGCCCCGTTTGATATTGCGCAAAATGCCGATGGCAGCGAATATAGCAAATCAGGTGAAAACTATATGACTGTACATTATGACAGAATCGTTCCATTATTAATTGAAGCAATTAAAGAATTGGACGCAAAGGTAACTGCATTACAAAAATAGTACGTAGAAAAAATGACACTTCCACTGTCTGGTCCGTTATCTGCCGATGATATTAATGCTGAGTTGATGGCACCACCACTGTCAACTACAGCATTAAATGATCCACCAGTGCGCGTATTATTTACACGACCAATTACAGAGAGTGAAATCTCATATGACCATGGTCATGGTAAATTTATCTCTATGTATATTCCATATGTTCCTCCAAGCGGTGGAGCATATGGATTAAATTTGCGGCAGATGGCAATAGAGGGTGGGTGGAATCAAAATGCTTATGTTGAAGTAACTATAAGTGCGTCAACAGTAATATTGTCAAATTCTACAAGTATACCGGCTCTAACAATTGATGGGGCATTCCCCAACGGTGCAAAATTAATAAACAATGGTATAATAATGGGAAGGGGTGGTAATGGTGGGCAAGGTGGCAATGGAAGTTGGGGTGCTGCCGGTGGTCCAGGTGTAAATGTTTCTACTCCAATAATTATTGAAAATAATGGTACAATTGGTGGCGGTGGAGGCGGTGGTGGAGGCGGGGGTTCCGGTGAAGGATCTGCTCATGGACATGGCGGCGGTGGTGGTGGCGGTGCTTCATATGGTGCTGGAGCATGGGTCGGTGGTGCTGGGGGTTCATTATATGGCGGCGGTGGTGGCGGTGGTCACGTCGGCGGCAGAGGTAAATTTAGTAGTTCTGGAGCAGGGGGTTCTGGCGGGAACATAGGTGCTGTTGGTCATGGTGGTAGTGTAGGTCAACGAGGTCAAGGTGCCGGTGGTGGTGGAGCGGCAGGTGCAGCCATTAATGGAAATGCATATGTAACTTGGACTGCTCTTGGCACAACATATGGTTCTCTTAATTAAATAAACAAAATATTAAAATAAACAGGAAAATAACATGGGACTCCCAATATCTGGTCCAATATCGGCAACAAACATAAACACTGAATTAAGTTTGAGTGCAACAGCAACTTTATCTCTTGATCACGCAGGTGTACGTGGATTATTCGAACGTGCCACTGGCGCGGTCTCGTTTTCCCATGGTCATGGCAAATCTAGTTCCCAATTTCTTACATATGCTCCGGCAGCTCCAACACAGTATCAAGGCGATTATCGGACATTGGCAATCGCCGCTGGGTGGAATCAAAATTCTTACGTTGAATTAACTATAAATGCTGGAACGATAATATTGTCATCTAGCTCGGGTACTCCAGCCTTTACAATTAATGGACCATTTCCCAACGGCGCAAAATTAATAAACAATGGTATAATAATGGGGAAGGGTGGTACTGGTGGTTATGGTGGTGGAAATTGGGGTGCTGCCGGTGGTACTGGTATAAGAGTTACTGCCCCCATAACCATAGTAAATAATGGTACAATTGGTGGCGGTGGAGGCGGTGGTGGTGGCGGTGGTAATGGACTTGGACCAACAGGTGGCGGTGGAGGCGGCGGCGGCGGTTATGGTACCGGCGGCGGTGGAACTAGCCACGGCGGGGCTGGATCATTATATGCCGGTGGTGGCGGTGGATCTGCGCACGGTGGTAGTGGTAAATTTAGTAGTTCTGGTCCTGGAGGTTCTGGTGGTGCCAGCGGCGCAGTTGGACATGGTGGTGGCGGCGGTCAACGAGGTCAAGGTGCCGGTGGTGGTGGAGCGGCAGGTGCTGCTGTCAGTGGAAATGGATTTGTAACTTGGAGTGGTGCTCTTGGCACAACATATGGAGCGAAAGTTTAAATATTAGTTATAAATAGATGCATGTAATAAAATTTTAAGGATAAATCATGAGTCATTTCGCTAAAGTATTGGATGGAAAAGTTATTAACGTCATTGTTGCCGAAGCAGAGTTCTTCGACACATTCGTAGACTCCAGTCCAGGTCAATGGATACAAACAAGTTACAACACATACGGTGGTAAGCACCCTAACGACAAACCTCTACGCAAGAACTACGCAGGTATCGGATACACATATGATCCAGCTAGAGATGCGTTTATCCCACCACAACCAGATTCTACTTGGACACTGGATGAAGAAACGTGTCAGTGGGTTAATCCAAATCCGGAATTAATAGGAGCATAATATGTCAAGTATAGTAATAGCAGGAGATATTTCAGGTTCAGTTACACTACAGGCACCTGAAGTGGCGGGACTAACAACATTAACTCTACCAGCAACAAGTGGTGCTGTACTTACAAGTACAAGTGCCATACCAACATCAAGCATAACTGGTGTTTTATCAGTGGCCAATGGTGGTACTGGTGTAAGTACAGCACCTGCCGACGTTTCTTATACTGGTACTGGCGCCACTGTGCGCAATACTAGTCCAGTGTTGGTTACTCCGGCATTGGGTACACCGGCAAGTGGTAACTTGTCGAATTGTACTGGATTCCCTGTGGCTGCTGCAACAACAACTGGCGTTACTGCTCCCAGCGGAACAAGTACAACCCAGTTGGCAACCACTGAGTTTGCTTGTGGGACGTCTAGTAAATCGAGTTTTGGATACACAAAATTGCCAAATGGTATAATAATGCAGTGGGGCACCGTTGCTGTTGGTGCAAACGGTACAGCCGGTGTAACTCTACCGATCGCCATGCCCAATGCTGGATTCCAAGTTATTGCCAACGGTGCATTTGGCGTTCGGGGTGATTTGTGGGGGTGTATACAGGGTGGATATTTCGCAAATAATTCTACAGTATATATTACTAATGGTTGGGATCAAACAATGCAAGCATCTTGGTTTGCTATAGGACATTAAAATGACAACATATTTTTACTCAGTTTCAACAAGTGGTTTCTACACCCCAGATGTCCATTCTACAATGCCTGATGATGTAGTAGAGATAACTGAAGAATATTATAATTCTTTACAGCAAGGTCAATCCACTGGACTGCAAATTGCCGGAGATGCACAAGGAAAACCTGTATTGGTTGCCCGAGCAATTATTACACAAACATATTCTGAACTACGTAAAGCGGCGTATCCATCATTCGCTGATCAGTTCGATACCATATTTCACTCTGGACTTGATGCTTGGAAAGCTGAGATACAGGCAGTGAAAAATGCATTTCCCAAGGATACAGTATGAGTTCAGTAGTAATAGCAGGAGATATTTCAGGTTCAGTTACACTACAGGCACCTGTAGTGGCGGGACTAACAACATTAACCCTGCCGGCAGTTAGCGGTACTGTACTTACCAGTGCCAGTGACATACCAACATCAAGCATAACTGGTGTTTTATCGGTTAGTCAGGGTGGTACTGGTGTAAGTACAGCACCTGCCGACGTTTCTTATACTGGTACTGGCGCCACTGTGCGCAATACTAGTCCAGTGTTGGTTACTCCGGCATTGGGTACACCGGCAAGTGGTAACTTGTCGAATTGTACTGGATTCCCAGTGGCTGGTGGCACTGTATCTCCTGGTACAATACTAGATTTCGGTGGTATCAGTGCCCCTTCTGGGTATCTAGGGTGCGATGGCAGTAATGTCAGTAGAACAACCTATGCTACTCTGTTTGCGGCAATCGGTACTGTTTGGGGAGTTGGCGATGGTTCTACTACCTTTGGTGTGCCAGATCTTCGCCGCAAGGTGGCAGTTGGTTCCGGTGGTACAGGGACGGCTAGATTAGCAAATTCTGTTGGTAGCACAGGTGGTGAAGAATCTCACGTTCAGACAATTGCTGAAATGCCGGCGCATACTCACAATTATTACTCTGGAATGGGTGGTGGCGGTGCGGCACCCTACGGAGATCCAAAAAATGCGGGATATACTTGGCCATCTTCATCTACAGGAGGCGGTACAGCTGCTAACATCATGCAACCATCCTCTGTCGTACTCAAAATAATTAAAACATAAGGATATTATTTTATGAACACTATTCATCGTAATCAACTCCCTGTGTCAGAAGAAATCCTGCGTGCCGATCTTTCTGCGTATCACCAAGCACTGGTGGCACACAGATTGACCATTGGAATTCCTGCACCGCTTCCAGCCTATGACCTACTAGGAGTTCTAGATAGTGGATTTGTGGTGGAAGATGATCCTGTATCAGATCCTGAACCAATAGGTCCAGCCACAGCAGAACAGAATAAAGCAACCGCTGTTGGTATCCTAGATAGTACTGATTGGATAACCATAGCAGATGTAATTAATCCTACAAACAGTCCGTGCTTGGGTAATCAAGCAGAATTCATTGCTTATCGTAACGAGATTAGAAAGATTGCAGTTAATCCAGTGTCCGGGGATTTAGTTTGGGTCACAAAACCAATATCAGTTTGGATACAAGGAGAATAAAATGGCATCAACAATTGCAGCACTAACAACTGGTGGCGGTGGTATAGTTCAAACTGCCGATGCATCTGGTAATCTATCTTTACTATCCGGTGACACAACAATAGTGGCGATGACTGCCACTGGTGCCACTATTACAGGTGCTCTTGCAGTATCTGGTACTGGAGCATTGACTCTACCAGTAGGTACAACAGCACAAAGACCTACTCCTGTTACTGGGATGACTAGGTTTAATAGTACCTCAACTGCAACAGAGTATTACAATGGATCTGCTTGGGTTTCTTCATCTGGTTCTGATGGTGCCCCACTGGGCACGCCTGCTTCTGGTAATCTAACGAATTGCACTTTCCCCACACTCAACCAAAATACATCTGGCACTGCTGCAACGGCAACAACTGCCCTCGCATTAACTTCAGGTGCAATATTGAATACACCGGCATCTGGTAATCTAACTAACTGTACTGGAGTACCTGCGCGTGCGTTGCCCGCTGGCAGTGTGTTACAGGTTGTTAGCTACCTCACCGCAACACAGGGGTCACAGACATTATCTGGTACTGATTCAATCATCAATGGAATAACAAAAATCATTACGCCGATTCGCGCTAATAGTATGTTCTTAGTGACTGCACGTTGGATTGGGGAAGTACCAGGTGCATGGGATGCACTTTTCAATATTCATATGAACGGCGTCAGGGTAAACGTAGGTGGGCAAGGGCGGGGCTATGGTTTAGCAACCCCATCGCAGAGCTATGTTGTAGACGATAATAACTCAACACCTGAAACGGTAAACATATCAACTCTAGTTTCAACCTCATCAGTAGCAGGCACACCAATAACATTTAGTCTTGTTGCCGACTATGAGGGGACGGCGACTCTATGGAACAACAGATGTTTTGCTGCATTAGGCGGCAATTACGAAAAAGGCACATCCGAATTAATTATCACAGAGATTGGAGGTTAATATGTTGGATTTATTAAGGGCAACCAGCCTTATTTATGGCGACTGCACACAAGAACCTAATAGCAGTGATATTTACATCTCCACGGGTAAACTAACTGCCGAACAAATGATTGCAATTACTGCTAAGGCAACAGAGTTGCAAGCTGAGTATGACAACAAAGAATACCAACGAAACCGTGCTGCCGCCTACCCATCATTTGCAGATCAAGCAGATATGCAGTATTGGGATAAGGTAAATGGTACAAACAATTGGGAAACAACAATTGCTGCTATCAAAGCAAAGTATCCAAACCAGAAGTAATAACATTAATTTTTAGGAAAATAAAATGGCATCCACAATTGCAGCAATAACAACGGGTATTGGTGGTATAGTTCAAACTGCCGATGCATCTGGTAATCTATCTTTACTATCCGGTGACACAACAATAGTGGCGATGACTGCCACTGGTGCCACTATTACAGGTACCTTGAGTGCAAATACATTTAGCGGTGCAGTAGCAGGCACTACAGGTGCATTCAGCGGTGCAGTATCAGGCACTACAGGTACATTCAGCGGTGCAGTATCAGGCACTACAGGTGCATTCAGCGGTGCAGTATCAGGCACTACAGGTACATTCAGCGGTGCAGTATCAGGCACTACAGGTACATTCAGCGGTGCAGTATCAGGTTCAATCACACTAGCAGCCCCGGCAGTATCAGGAAGTAATACACTAACTCTACCAGACGCTACTGATACCCTAGTTGGAAAGAATACGACTGATACGTTGACAAACAAAATTATTGTTCAGGCAATTAATGCTCAAACAACCACAGCATATGTAACCGTGGCTGCTGATGCCGGCGCAATAGTAACGATTAACAATGCTTCTGCCAATACATTTAAGTTACCAACCAATGCGAGTGTGCCATACGCAATAGGATCTACCATAACTTTGATACAGACAGGCGTAGGTGCTACCACAATAAGTGCAGTAACTCCTGCAACAACAACCGTACTATCCACAGGCACTACTACTGCTTCTCCAGTTCTAGGGCAAAATAAATCTGCCACTTGTATCAAAACTGGTACAGATACTTGGTATGTCGTAGGAGCAATATCTTGATTATTATTGGCACAATAGCCAGTTCTGTAATATCTATTACTCCAACAGTCGAATATCTAGTAGTTGCTGGCGGTGGTGGTGGTGGTACATCAGGTGCTAACTATTGTGGTGGCGGTGGTGCAGGAGGATTATTGACGAGTGCAGGGTTTGCAGTAGCTTCCGGTGTTCCGTTAACTATAACAATTGGTGCTGGCGGCACGGCAAATGCAAATGGAAGCAATAGTATATTTAGTACATTAACCACTATTGGTGGTGGCCGTGGTGCTTATGCTTATGCGCAAGCAGGTGGTAATGGAGGTTCTGGCGGCGGTGGCGGACCAATTAACGGAGTAGGAGGTTTGGAAACTGTTGGACAAGGATTTTCCGGTGGTATTGCATCATCGGCCAACCAAGGTGGCAGCGATTCTGCCGGTGGTGGTGGTGGTGGTGCCGGCGGTATTGGTGGTCCTGGTTATAGAACTGGTACAGGTCCATTTTCTAATAGTCCAATGGGTGGTGGTGTAGGACTAAGTTCTGCAATTTCTGGAGCAGCAACCTGGTACGCGGCAGGTGGAACAGGTTCTGGTTGGTACGCAGGGGCAAATACCAATGGAATCGGCGGAAGTACTTATGGTGGATCTCATGCTGCAGGCACTATAAATACTGGGTCAGGCGGTGGTGGTGGTCGAAGTGGTGCTGGTGGTGCTGGTGGTTCAGGTATTGTTATCATTAGATATGCAGATAAGTACCTGGCAGCGAAATCAACTACAGGCGCAACTATAACTGTTGCCGGTGGATACCGTGTCTATACATGGACATCATCGGGCACAATAACATTTTAAGGATAAATTATGAGTCATATACATACAGATAGTCATTTCGCTAAAGTATTTAATGGAATAGTTATTAATGTTATTGCCGCTGAACCAGAGTACTTTAATACATTGGTGAAACCTATGGACTCCAGTCCAGGTCAATGGATTCAGACAAGTTACCATACATACGGTGGCAAGAATCCAAATGGTACACCTCTACGCAAGAACTACGGAAGTATTGGTTTCACATACGATTCAGTTAGAGATGCATTTTTTGCTCCACAACCATATGAAAGTTGGACATTGGATGAAGAAACATGTTTGTGGCAATCACCAGTTGCAATGCCCGCAGATGAAAAAGAATATGAGTGGAATGAAGAATCCACCCAATGGGTTGTAATGGATTGAATGTAATCATAAATAGTTATATCTAATAACATTAATTTTTAGGAAAATAAAATGGCATCAACAATTTCGGCAATAACAACTGGTGGCGGTGGTATAGTTCAAACTGCCGATGCATCTGGTAATCTATCTTTACTATCCGGTGACACAACAATAGTAGCGATGACTGCCACTGGTGCCACTGTTACTGGTGCCTTGGATGTTACAGGTGTAGCAACATTAGGTACAGGTGCTATTCTTGGTACACCGGCAAGTGGTAATTTGTCGAATTGTACTGGGTTTCCATCGTCCACTTCAGCCACTGCTTTATTCTCAGGTGCAACAACCATCGTTGCAGCAACTGCCACTGGTGCCACTGTTACAGGTACCTTGAGTGCTTCTGGTGCCATATCAGGCGACATTAGTGCTTGTACATCAACTGGTATGGTGTTAACCGCGCCATCATTAGGAGCAGCAACTGCAACAAGTATAAACACTCCTATAATTAAGAATGCCGCCGGTGCTGCCGCACTTGACGTGGCAAAACTGGCCACTGGTGGTAGGTATACTAGGCAGATAATTGCCCAGGTAGACTCTGCGACTTATAACGTCACTGCTGGATGGGCTGTCGGACCTACGTTTGCACAACTGACCGACATGAAGGCTGGTTCTTTAATCAAAATGAGTTATACCGTGCCTTGTAGAAACGATTCTACATCATGGGGTGGTATGTATATTGAACCGCAAATCAACATTGCTGGCGCTGGTTGGCAAAGTCTTGGTTCGTGTGGATATGATGGTAATGTAATGAATTTGGGCAATGCTGCAATTGGGACTTACACTAATTCAATACTCATAACACCAAGTCAAGCAGTGGATTTCACAGTTCAATTTAGACTTGTATTTAGAACTTATGATGGTGCGGGTCACATAAATTATAACCACGATGTTAATGTTCTTAGTGGAACCGCTCCATTAATGGCAGGTGATAGTGGTCTTCAACATTTTTTACATATTATAGTTGAGGAACTAGCTATACTACGAGGAGCGGCATAAGTTGATCAACAAAAATTACATAGACCAGCCGGCACATTTCATTGTTGCTGTAGTTCTCGTATTCGTATTCTCGTTTATCACATCACTCTGGATGGCAGCTATCATTAGTGCCATGACAGGGTTGATGCGAGAAATTTATCAGAGATATGACAATAACAGAGTATGGTATGACTTTGGTCCTGGCAGTCGCATGGATCTAGTATTCTGGGCACTTGGCACTATCGCAGGAGTTCTAGCAACACCGGAAGTGCGTTTGTTATTTCAATAATATTTTAGTGGACATATATGATACAAGATTTGGTAGATACCAGTGATAGTGACATTGATAAAAATGTAGAACAACTCCAAGATAAATCAGAAATAAGCAAACAGATTATCTTAAAAAGAAACTTCCTATTACAACAATCAGATTGGACACAATTGTCTGATAATCAATTATCTGAACAACTAAAATCAAATTGGAAATCATATAGGCAATCGTTGCGGGATATAAATAAGCAAGAGAATTTCCCTCACATAGAATTTGAGAAACCTCCAGCATCATAAGATTTAACCATGATGAGTTGATTTGGTAAAGAACACTCGGTATAAATATGATACACAGTTGTTATTGTAAATAATATAGGAATTCATCATGGCGACCATCGTAACACGGATTACTGGCGGGACAGCAAAAAATGCTCCCCTCAATAATACTGAACTAGATAATAACTTTATCAATCTGAATACTGATAAGGCAGAATTAGTTTCTCCCAGTTTCACCACTCCAATATTGGGTACTCCTACTTCCGGTGATCTGGCAAATTGCACTTTCCCGACACTTAATCAGAATACATCTGGCACTGCCGCAGGATTATCTGCCACATTGGCAGTTGCATCCGGTGGTACTGGTGTTACAAGTTCAACTGGTACTACAAATGTAGTATTAAGTAACAGTCCAACTATTACAACACCGGTAATTGCTCAGATTGATGATGCCGATGGACATGCAGAACTTAAATTTTCTTCTATTGCATCTGCCGTCAATCAAGTTACAATTCAAAATAATAGTTCAGGGGAACCACCACACATTCTGGCAACTGGTTCTGACGCTAATATTAGTTTACATTTACAGGCAAAGGGCACTGGCACTGTAACGATACATTCTGCAATTGATACCACCAAGAGAATTACTTTTCACCCTAATGGAACAACTAATACAATCACTACAATTCAAACTGGGGCAACGGCAAATCATATAGTAACTTTGCCGGATGCCACAGATACTCTGGTTGGTAAAGCAACCACAGATACACTTACCAATAAGACACTTACCAGTCCAACATTGACTGCCCCAGTATTGGGTACTCCTGCTTCCGGTAATCTGGCAAATTGCACTTTCCCAACATTTAATCAGAACACTTCTGGTACTGCGGCAGGTCTATCCACCACTCTGGCAGTTGCATCCGGTGGTACTGGTGTTACTACTTCAACTGGTTCTGGTAATAATGTATTGAGTACCAGTCCAACCTTGGTAACTCCAGTATTGGGCACTCCTACTTCTGGTAATCTGGCAAATTGCACTTTCCCGACACTTAATCAGAATACTTCTGGCACTGCTGCGGGATTATCTGCCACATTGGCAGTTGCAAATGGTGGTACTGGTGTTACTGCTTCTGGTGCATCAGGCAATGTACTTACTTCCAATGGTTCAACTTGGTCTTCTGCTCCTGCAGGGGGTGCTCCAACAGGAGCACTTATGGCATTTGGATCAGCAACTCCACCGACCGGATGGCTTGCTTGCAATGGAGCGAATATCTCACGATCAACTTACTCTGCCTTATTTGCAGTTATCTCCACTACTTTTGGTGTTGGGGATGGAATTAATACTTTTACTCTACCCAACTCGGCAAGACGAACTTTAGTAGGTAGTGGAGGTGCTGGAACTGCAATGCTTGGAAATGCTGTAGGGAATTCTGGTGGAGAAGAATCTCACGTTCAGACTACAGCGGAAATGCCGGCGCATACTCACAATTATTACTCTGGAACGGGCGGTGGCGGTGCGGCACCCTACGGAGATCCAAAAAATGCGGGATATACTTGGACATCTTCATCTACAGGTAGTGGCGCTGCCTTTAATGTTATTCAGCCTTCTTTAATTGTTACTTACATCATCAAGACATAAAGGATTAATAAAGGATTAATATGAATTCTATAGATGCATCTAGACTACCTTGTTCTGAAGCACAATTAAGAATTGAACTGGCTGAATGGCGCGAAATTTCGTCGGCACATTCTCTGACGGTAGGAGTGGCAGCACCATTCCCAAAATATGATATTTTATATTCTCTAGAAGATAATTTTGTGGTGCAGGGTATGGTAGACTTACCTGCCGGATCAGGGGCAGTAACTTTATCTTTCAATCCACCGGCAGGAATTGAATCGCCCGCAGTAACTATCGTGGCATCAGGAGATGCCGGTAATGTACTTACTTCCGATGGTTCAACTTGGATTTCTTCTGCCCCTACCAGTATAGATCTTACTGGTGATGTTACTTCTGTGGGCAATGCTGCCACGGTGAGTAAAATTAATGGAACTACACTGTCAGAATTAACCACTGGTCTCCTAAAGAATACTACCAGTACTGGTGTTCCATCAATTGCAGTGGCTGGAACTGACTATATTGCCCCAGCAGGTGCTCTAGGCACACCTTCAAGTGGCACGCTGTCTAGTTGTACGGTGGATGGCACTAATTCAGTTGGTTTTAGAAATATTCCTATAAATTCTCAGATAGTTGCATATACAACAGTATTGGCAGATGCCGGCAAGGCAATTTACCATCCAGCAACTGATGCTAACATTAGAACGTATACTATTCCTGCCAATGGAGTGCAGCCATATCCTATAGGAACGGCAATTACTTTTATTAATATGTCTACATCGAATGTAAATATTGCAATCAACACTGATACAATGTACCTATCCGGTGCAGGAACTACCGGAAGCAGAGTGTTGGCTTTGTATGGTTCTGCAACAGCAATTAAAATGACCAGTACAACATGGATGATCTCGGGGACTAATTTGACATGAGTGGTGCACTTCAAGCAGTTTATAGAAATTTGAGAAGTTTCGGCGCAATGATCGTGCAGGTGCGTGCGATATTTTGGGGTGGAACTGCATCAGGTGCAGCAATAGGCAATCTCATCTCAACCACTGGTGTAATTGCAAGTGATACCACTACTGTAGGTTCCAATAAATCCGCAGGTTCAGGCGCAGGATATGGCGGTGATAAGGGAATTTTTGGATATGGAGCTTATGCATCCACTGGTCTGACCGCATCGACAACTAATCTTGTATCTAATACTGGTGTGGTTGCTGCTGACATATCGGCATCTGGATGGTATGGTTATGGGGTGCTAAATCCATGTGCCGCTAATTATGGAACAGATAAAGCATTTTTTCAAGGTGGATACAGTGCCTATGGTTCGGCAACAGATATGTTAAGTTTAGTAACAAATACTGGTGTGGTTGGTTCCCAAAATTCTGCCGGAGGGACTTTATATGGGTCCGTGGCCACTGGATATGGTATAGATACAGCAATTACATTATTTGGCCAATGGGACACGACCGATGGGTGTCCACCCTACACAATAGTTACCAATGCAAGACAGACATATAAAGTATCTAATACTGGAGTATTTACTTATGTAGATGCCACTGCAGCAGTTCCTAAATCATATGCTGCTGCCGCTAGATATGGAGCAGATAAAGCAATTTCGGTCTGCGGGACAACTAATATTGCTTCGTATAGCTCTACTAGAAATTTGATATCTAATACGGGTGTAGTTGCCGCTGATACTGCGACCCTGGCAACTGGAAAAAATAATATAACGGGAGTGAAATTTGGTGCAGATAGGGCAATTATTGCGTTCGGGCAGACTGCTGTAGGGAGTACAAAAAATTATAATTTAATATCTAATACTGGCACGGTCGCATCAGATTCAGTTGCTGCCGCAGGGGTATCAATTAGACCACACATCCCATCCGCCACCCAGTTTGGATAATTGAGGAGTATCTATATGGCATCAAAATTTAATTCAGAATTTAATTACAGATACCAAGTAATTGGTGAAACAATCTGGGAGAAAATAAAAACTCTAAAGGGATTTTTAGAGGGAAGAATCGCTGCCGGTGCCATGGAAGAAGTGTCTAAACTTCGATGCGAAGCAAAGTTAGTGGAATATGAGCATTTAAAATTATCCAATGCATTGCCGCACATATTACTAAATTTTAAGGCAGATCTTCTTGAGATGCAAGCACACGAAGCAATACAAAAAGATGCGATGGATTTGAATAGAGAAGAAATAAAAATGCTAAAAGGTTTGTTGGCAGAATGTTTAGCTATTGCAGAACCCACTAGGATAGAGGGGTATTCAGACGAAGAAATGTTTGAAGCGAATGCCATGAATGAATTTACAGTTCTATTGGCCAGAGAAATACAGTCTGAAATAATTGCCAATGGTAGACCTTCACCGGCAAAGATAAAAAATGCTATGCTTTGCCCACAGATTTTTAGAAGGTTGCAAGTTGCGGGATTAATACCCACGGAGATTAGATTAATCGCTCCTGATGATCCTATTTTGCAACTTAATGTTGACGATGCAGAACTTACAAAATTACTGGAGACCATCACACCTAAAGCCATAGAATCGAAGATATAGTATGTGTAAGGTCCACGCAAAATTTGTATTTAATTTTGGTGGAGTAATGCTAAATATCTACAATGGAGACAGAGGAGATAAGTTAGTTAAACATTCACATACCTATGATCATGGTCTGATGTGTAATTCTGGTTCTATGATTGTGCGCATGGAAAATAGAGAAGAGGATCTTGTGATGGATAAAAATCATCCTCCAATAAATCTACCTGCCAATGAATGGCATGAATTTGAGATGTTGGAGGATGGTACAGTATTTGTGAACATGACCAGAGAAATAGATTATGCAAATCTTCTATTATCCAACAATAATCCTCGGGGACTACGATTCCCAATGAAAATCTGACCCTCAAGTGAGATTTTTTATAAATACATATATATGGAGATATTACTATGGCACATACCGTAAACTTGTATATGGATCAGGGATCTGATTTTCACTATGAAGTGCTATTAAATAATCAAGATTTAGTTGGTATAGATTTAACAGGATACAACGTATATTCCCAGTTTAGAAAAAGTTTTCAATCTAGTGCATACTATGCATTTAATTGTTCTATAGTTGGACCGGCATCTTTGGGTGAGATTTCATTGGATTTGCCTGGCAGTGTATCTATAGATATTCCAGCTGGACGGTATTTATACGATATTGAAATTCATGATCCACTAAATAATGTACAAATCAGGATAATTGAAGGTATTTTACTTTTATCTCCATGTATAACTAGACCTACCATAACCTAATTTTAATATATTATGCGCACACGACTAAAAGGCAATGCTATCCCAAAGATAGTTATTGCATCTTCTGCCCCGAAAGTAGTTACAACAAGTACAAATTTTGTAATATATAGAAGATATTCAATACAGAATCCATCATTGATTTGGGAAATACCCCATAATCAAAATACTGATAAGTTTTCTGCAGTGCTTCGTGATTTAGAAGGAAATCAATTTTATGCTAAGATCATTAAAATTGATAAAAATAAATTTAATGTAATTTTAACTGAGGCAACAAGTGGTACTGTCGATGTCGTTTTTGAATTATCAGACATGGCAGATATTGAAATAGTGTAGTGATGATTGTTAATTATATACATTTTAAGCAATAAAATTTTAAAAACTATAAGGGAATAAAAATGTCAAATTTTCCAATTCACCACGGAATTACACTAGCACCGAATGCATTCATTGAAAATCTACAGTTAGAAATTCTTACATCAGATCCAATACCAGCATCTGCTGGTCGTATCTGGTTCAACAGCACTGAAAAATCAGTAAAGTATTCCACACTAAGTTCTACCGGTGAAGTTATCACCGTTTCTAATATCGTTTCTTCTGATGTTGCTACTGCTCTACAATCAGCAAAAGACTATACAGATACATCAATTTCTGCTCTAGTTGATTCTGCGCCTGAAATTCTTAACACACTTAAAGAACTATCAGATGCTATCGCTGGTGATGATAACTTTTCAGCAACCGTTTTAACTAACATCGCCAATGCCAAGGCAGAAATTCTTGGTGAAGTTGGTGCGGCATTCGACACCCTCGGCGAAATCGAAACAAAACTAACTCAACTAGATGCTGCTGATACAGTACCTGGTTCTGTTGACTTCAAAGTTAAAGCAGAACAAGACCGTGCTGAAGCTGCTGAACTTGGTCTTTCTGGTCGGTTAAGTGTTTTCGAAGGTACTGGTGCTGGTTCAGTTACAGCCTTACTTGCAGATGAAGTTGCTGCTCGTGAACTTGCTGCTTCTGAAGAGCAAGCTGCCCGTGTTGCTGCTGAGTTAGATCTTTCTAATCAGATCGCTGCTAATGAACTTGCCCGCACTGATGCTGCTGCTGCAGTTGAAGCTGCCCGTGTTCTAGAAGCTGCTGCAATTGAATCTGCCCGTGTTGCTGAAGCTGCTGCAGTTGAATCTGCCCGTGTTGCTGAAGCTGCTGCAATTGAAGCTGCCCGTGTTGGTTTTGCTGATGCTGTTGAAGCTGCCCGTGTTGCTGAAGCTGCTGCAGTTGAATCTACCCGTGCTGGACTTGCTGCTGCAGTTGAAGCTGCCCGTGTTGCTGAAGCTGCATTCCGAGAACAAGTCCTTGGCTCTGAACTGAATGAGCTCTGGGACAGTGTTGATAGCAATTTATCTGCTACAGAAGCTGCTGCTGCTACAGAGCACGCTGAACGTGTTGCTGCTGAACTAGGATTAACCAATGCAATTGCTACTAATGAAGCTACTCGTCTTTCTGATGCTGCTACAGAGCAAGCTGCCCGTGTTGCTGCTGAACAAGGATTAACCAATGCAATTGCTACTAATGAAGCTACTCGTCTTTCTGATGCTGCTACAGAGCAAGCTGCCCGTGTTGCTGCTGAACAAGGATTAGATACACGTGTAACAACAGTTGAAGGTCAAGTAAATGGTAAGATTGGTACACTTTCTGGTCTAACCACTGATGACAAATCAACCATTGTTGCTGCTATCAATGAAGTCGACACACAGCGCAATCAAACTGCTTCTAATCTAGTAACCGAAGCAGCTACAGCACGTGCTAATGAGTCTACTCTGCAAGGTAATATCGATGCTGAAGCATCTACCCGTGCTTCTCAAGATGCTGCTGAAACATTGGCACGTACAACTGCTGCTGGTATTGAGCACGCTGAACGTGTTGCTGCTGAGTTAGGTCTTTCTAATCGGATCAACACAGAAGTATCAGATCGCCAAGCAGCTATTACTGATGAAGCATTGGCACGTACAAATGCAGATACTGCAATTCGTGCTGCAATTAATGCTTCTAAGTACTTCCATCAAACAGCAACAACTGCAGTTGAGCATACCATTGTTCATAATCTAGGTTCTCTTCAGACATCATTTGTTGTTCTAGTTGAACGTGCAGACGGAAAGTATCGCAATGATATCGTTTCTGTTGAAGAAGTAGATTCCAATACATTGAAAGTTTACCTTTCTGAAGCAAGAAAGATTAAGATTTCTGTCAATCGTTACGAGGCAGTTTAATCTAGTTTAGATGGTCTGACTGTATAGTGTATCATACAGTCAGACCACTTATACCTATAATATGAAACCGATGCCAAATATTTGGTTAGGATCATTAACTACAGTTGATGATACTTTATTGCATATAGAAATTTGCCTGAACACACTGAAAGAAAATGCAAGTATAGCAGATTTTTCTAATGATGATATAAAAATACAATATACCAATGATATTAATTTCATGAAACAATTTTTTGAACGTGCCGATGTTTTAATTCGACAATCTTATGTACCAAAATGACTGTATTTCCCATTGGATTGAGCAAATAGAACACAATTTGCATAAATTCAAAAATGATGATACGATACATACGAAAGAAGATAAGATTGCATTCATCACACAGCAATATCATCTATTAATGATAATAAACAAAACCCTAACGGGTGAATTTTTATTTGTTGGTGCCAGACCCGTGTCTGTGCCGATCACAAAATAGGATAAATAATGTCAGAAAAAATTAGAGTTTTATCAGAACTAAGTTTGAACGCAAACATGAGTTTTGAGCGTAATCATTCTGGATTTCCACCAAATCCATCCCCTAGAACAATTGCTGTCGTAGCTGGAACTCCATACATCTATAGTGAACTAATAGATGGTTCTGGATTTTTCACTTGGATGCCAATTACTCCAGGAACAATACAAGCATCATATCTACATACTCAAGGTGTTCCAAGCACAACTTGGACTGTAAACCATGGTTTCAATACAGATAACTTTGCTTATTTTGTATATGATACCAATCATAGTATGCTATATGCTGGAATGACAATTGTCAATGCAAATACTTGTACCATTAACTTATCATCTGCAGTGGCAGGTACAGTTGTATTGTTCTCATTACAATTTATGAACACAGTTGCACTAACTGTATCTGAAGAATTGGTATTGGGATTAACAACTACTGTAAGTATTAAAGAATCAGATGGTAAACTAACAGTAAATAATGCACCAGTTGCATTGGAATCAGATGTATCAGCTGCAGTTGCTACTTTAACAGCAGGTGTTGCGGATGTTGTTAGCGGCAAATCAAATCTTAATGGATCATCATCTACAGACTTTGCCATAAGTACATTAACAGTTGGCGATATCATGCCGGCAGTGCCAGGTGTTTCTACGATTGGAGATGCAACCCACAAGTTTGGTGCTATTTTCACCGAAGAATTGTATCTAGATGCAAATACTTTGTATATCGATGGTGTTCCAGTCATTGGATCGAATGCAGAAACTATCAATATTACTGCTGATTTAGATCAAGGTATACGGATCGCAACAACTGGAACTGGTCAAACTATACTTAATTCTGCAGCTGCCACTTCAATAAAAACAACTGGCATGAATGCAGATGTATTGATTCAGTCTGAGGGAGTTGGGTCTACCACACGTCTAACATCTGCCACACAAGTTACTCTAACTGCACCAACCGTGTCAATTGTTGGTGATGGTACAGTATCTGGCAGTCTAACTATTTCAGGTGGATTGATTGTTGCTGGTACAACAACTACAGTAAATACAACCAACTTAGCAGTCAAAGACAGTGTAATGACCTTGAACAAGGGTGAATCAGGTTCTGGTGTTTCTACTCGTTACTCCGGTCTTGATATTGACCGTGGCGATCTAGCACGTCAACGTATTGTTTGGGATGAAACTGCAGGTCAGTGGAAAATGGGTCCAACAAACGAAGAAGTTGCAATTGCAACCCAACCGTTTGTTACTGCTGCTGTTGCCGCTGGTGTACCAACAAGTAGTAACATTGCACTGGCACTGGGATATACTCCTGCCAATGCTGATTTTTCAAATGTTGGTACATTACCTCCAAATGTTGTTGAGCAATTAAGAGGTGCTGATGGTGCTCCCGGTATTGCTGCCGTTGGTTCTGCAGGTACTGGATTTATTCTTAATAACAATGTTATTGATACTTCATACACTATTCCAGTTGGATCAAATGCAACAAGTTGTGGTCCATTGACAATGACTGGTGGTGCTGTTATTACAGTATCTGGTGGAAGTCGTTGGGTAGTGCTATAATAGATGTATAAATATATGAAATAACTACTGCTGGGTGGTGCTGTAAAAGGCACCACCCTCAGTCTCACTTATATAAAAATGATAAAATAGTGATCGTAAAATCCTCCAACCAAATTTA